TGCTGAGAAAATTCCTAAGAATGCACCTGTAAAGGCCTATATTGATGATTTTGCCAAAGCAGCCAAGACTCCTAATGCTAAAGGACATCATCAGTTCAAGAACAAGAGTCCTGAGAAAGTTCGTCAAATGGCTATTGCGGCCAGCTATGGTGCTAAGAATCCCAGCAAGAAGAAAAAATGATTCTCAGAGAATTTCTTGACAAAGATTACAAGATACATGATAGGAAACACCTAGACGAGTATCTTGTAAAGCTCTGCAAACTTGTTATTCAAAGACAACATCGAGATCCAGAACAATTTGGTATTGTAGGTGCATGTGTATTAGATCCAGATCATAATATTGGAGTAGGCACAACTACTAAAGAAAATGGTAAATGGAAACATGCCGAACACAATGCTATGGATGATTACAATAAAAGGTATGGAGAAATTCCAGAAGGTAGTATCATTATTACCACACTAAGTCCTTGCAACGATACAATGGCTGATCGTAGTGGTCCAAGTTGTACTGATCTTATCAATGCTAGTCCCGTAAGAAAAGTATATTGTGGATACATGGATCCTAGCCAACATGATCCACATGCAGAGTTTAATTTAGAAGATACCCAAAATGATGATATCAATCGCCTATGTAAAAAAATGGCTTGGACTTTCCTAGGTACTAAGAATCATCCATTAGAAGATGCCTCCGGAGTTATTGCCAGTAAAAGTCAAGCCAAAGATCCTAGATACTCTATGAGTCTTACCAAAGATGTTCGTCCGGGACAAATTGAAAAGAATCTAAAAGCATTTGATTTAGCCTAATTAAAATATATTGTTGACTATATCTCCTTGAATAGTGTATACTTACACACAAGGAGATTTTTTATGAGTAAAGCATTTGGTGCTCCAGAGCAAGCAAAAATCAAACAAATCATCGCAGAAGGAATGACTGTGATGCAGGAAATTCAAGACCTTACAGAAGGGTTGAATGAAACAATCAAAGCAGTGGCAGAAGAACTTGAAGTCAAACCTTCAGTGATCAAAAAAGCAATTCGTATTGCACAAAAAGATCAATGGGATCAAGTATTCCGTGAATTTGATGATCTCGAAACTATTGTTGATATAAGTGGCCATGCCAATCGCCGGGAGGAATAATGAATGACCTACTCTACGGAATCTTCCGCTGGATCAGAGAAGATTACAGAAGTCATCCAGTACGTTTTTGTCTTGAGATCATTGCTTGGGCTATATCTGTTGGCTGTTCTATCACTATGGCCCTCTCCGTGCCTAATCCTCCTCTTCTCATCTTGTACCCAGTCTGGATTACAGGTTGTCTTCTTTATGCTGGGTGTGCTTACAGTCGGCGTTCCTTTGGTATGTTGGCTAATTATGGACTTCTTGTTACTATAGATTCTATAGGCCTGATTAGGATGCTGATAAATAATGCGTAAGGCAAGATCAGCCACAAGTGATCATAAAATAAGGTTGCCGGCCATAAGCGGTAGGAGAATAAAAATATGTCGTATGTAGATGCCAAGTGGGATCGCGAGAAGGACATTGTGTATGTCGTTGAACGAGATCCAAAGAAAGGGCGACTCTATCAAGAGTATCCAGCCCGTTATATGTTTTACTACCCAGATCAACGGGGCAAGTATAAATCAATCCATGGTGAGAATCTCAGCAAAGTTACTGCTCGTAGCTGGAAAGAGTTTGCCAAAGAACAAAAAATACACAGTGGTCACAAACTATATGAAAGTGATATCAACCCTGTATTCCGTTGTCTAGAAGAAAACTATCTAGGCAAAGAACCTCCAAAACTAAATGTAGCATTTTTCGATATTGAGGTGGACTTTGATCCCGAGCGTGGATATGCATCACCAGAAGATGCATTCATGCCAATCACTGCTATTGCTATTCATCTGCAATGGATGGATACATTGATATGCCTTGCTATCCCGCCGAAGACCTTAACTATGGCACAGGCACAAGAGCAAGTCAAAGAATTCCCTAACACTATACTATTTGAAACAGAATATGAGATGTTAGATACCTTCTTAAACATCATTGAAGATGCGGATGTATTGAGTGGTTGGAATTCAGAAGGCTTTGATATTCCTTATACCGTCAACAGAGTAACTAAAGTACTAAGTAAAGAAGATACTCGTAGATTTTGCCTATGGGGTCAAATGCCCAAGAAAAGAGAATACGAAAAATATGGAAAAGCGGCTGTTACTTATGATCTTATTGGTCGGGTCCATCTTGATAGCCTTGAGCTCTACCGCAAATATACCTATGAAGAACGCCATACATATAGGCTAGATGCCATAGGCGAGATGGAGATTGGGGAAACTAAAACAGTTTATGAAGGTACACTTGATCAGTTATACAACAATGACTTCCGTAAGTTTATTGAATACAATCGTCAAGACTGTGCATTGCTAGATAAGTTAGATAAAAAACTTAAATTCTTAGACCTAGCCAACACCATTGCACATGAGAACACTGTGCTATTGCAGACAACGATGGGTGCGGTGGCTGTAACTGAACAAGCTATTGTAAATGAAGCACATCATAGAGGTATGATTGTACCAAGTCGTCCTAAGCGTGATGAAGATGCAAATAATCAAGCCGCAGGTGCGTATGTTGCATATCCTAAGAAAGGATTACATGACTGGATTGGATCAATGGATATTAATTCACTGTATCCATCAGTGATTCGTGCGCTGAATATGGGTCCAGAAACCATTGTTGGACAATTACGCCAAGACTATACCAATGCTGAAATTGAAGCTAAAATGGCCAAAGGATCGTTTGCCGCGGCATGGGAGGGCAAGTTTGGTAGTAACGAATATGAATTTGTAATGAATCAAGACCGTGCTCACGATATTATCATTGATTGGGAAAATGGTGAAACTGACGTAATGAGCGGGGCACAGATCTATGAACTGATATTCGATAGTGGTAAGCCTTGGATGCTCAGTGCCAATGGAACTATCTTTACACATGAGCGTGAAGGTATTATTCCAGGATTGCTCAAGCGTTGGTATGCCGAGCGTAAGGAAATGCAGTCCAAATTAAAAAATGCAATTAAAGCGGAGAATAAAATTGAAGAAGAATACTGGGACAAACGACAACTCGTCAAAAAAATTAATCTTAATAGTCTTTATGGTGCTATTCTCAACGCTGGGTGCCGCTTTTTTGATAATAGAATCGGTCAGTCAACAACCCTTACTGGAAGAGGCATTGCTAAACATATGGCTGCCAAAATAAATGAAGTTGTAACAGGTGAATATAATCACACAGGTAAAGCTATTATCTATGGTGACACAGATTCTGCATACTTCTCAGCATATAGTTCATTGAAGAACGATATTGCCAAAGGTGAAATACCATGGGATAGAGATACTGTTATTCAAATCTATGATACTATATCTGCGGAAGTCAATTCAACTTTCCCACAGTTCATGTTAGATGCTCATCACTGTCCCAAGTCAAGGGGTGATGTTATCAAAGCCGGTCGTGAAATTGTTGCACTCAAAGGTCTATTCATTACCAAGAAACGATATGCTGTGCTGTCCTATGACAAAGAAGGCAAGCGTCAGGATATAGATGGCAAGCCAGGTAAGATCAAAGCCATGGGATTAGATCTCAAACGCAGTGATACTCCAGAATTTATGCAGAAGTTCTTAGAAGAAGTATTGACCAAGGTGCTTAATGGTAGTCAAGAACAAGAAGTGCTTGATATGATCACAGAATTCCGCACTGAGTTCAAAGCTCGCCCAGGTTGGGAGAAAGGTTCACCCAAGCGTGCCAATAACATTGCTGAATATCAAGAAAAAGAAAAGAAAGCAGGCAAAGCAAATATGCCCGGGCATGTCAGAGCCAGTATCAATTGGAATACTCTAAAGCGTATGAACGGTGACAAATATAGCCAGCAGATTGTTGATGGCATGAAAGTTATTGTTTGTAAGGTCAAGGCCAATCCATTAGGCTACACATCAGTAGCTTATCCAGTTGATGAACTTCGACTGCCTAAATGGTTTCAGGATCTACCATTTGATCATGCAGAGATGGAAGCTACTATTATTAATAACAAAATTGAAAACTTAATAGGCGTGTTGGAATGGGATCTCAATAGTACTACTGAGACCAACACATTTGGCAATTTATTTTCATTTGAATAAAGAAAATATGAATAAAAAAATCATTTACGATCTAGGATCAAATAATGGTGATGATATACCATATTATCTCATGAGATCAGATCTAGTAATAGCTGTAGAGGCTAATCCAGAATTATGCAATTTAATAAAAAATAGATTTGCAGAATACATTTCTAATGGAAGATTAATTGTAGAAAATGTTGTAATAGGTATAAATGATTTATTACTTGTACCGTTTTATGTCCACCCAACTGAGGATATAATAAGTTCAGCAATTCAGCATGACTATCTAAAAGAATCGTTAGAAATTCTTGTACCTTCAAAAAATATTATTTCTCTAATACAAGAACATGGTGATCCTTATTATATAAAAATAGATATAGAAGGATCAGACCAACTAGTGTTAGAAACAATTTTTTCTAATAATATATTTCCTCCTTATATTTCAGCAGAGTCTCATATTTTGGGAATTTTTAATACATTTATGAAATATGAAAAATATAAAAAATTTAAAGTAGTCGAGGGCCATTGGGTTTCAAAAGTGTATAAAGATAGATTATACATACTACAAAATAATTCTATAGTGAACTATTCTTTTCCTTATCATTCTGCAGGACCTTTTGGTAATGATATAGATGGTCCCTGGATAGATAAAGATCAACTATGGGATTATCTAGAAACGCAGAATCTAGGTTGGAAAGATATCCATGCTTCTTTGG